CCCGTATTTCTGCACTCATACCCGTTGGTGCTACGTTCTCATCGTCCTTCTCCCCATAGGTATACTTTGCCTGTTCGCAATACAAAAGTATGTTTTCGTGTTCATGTGGTTTCAACCAGTTGTCCAACATATGAATTGGAGCATCTTTTCCATAAACAAATTTCATTACTTACTCGAATTGTATTGGGTTACTGCAAAGTTGAATGCAATGGAGATACGTGGATTGCCAGGTGTCGGTTTGTTTGCCTTGACTTCGTGCATCAGATATGAAGGGAACATAATTAAATCTCCTTCTGTAATATCAGGAGAGAATGTTTCCTCATAGTTGTGTGAATCGAACTCTAATGAATGAGATCGAACAATGCCCATCGGATCAGTAAAGGTCAATGGACTATGCACCTCCTTATCATAACATAGAAAATGAACACATGCAAAATGATTTGGGTCTAAAGGATCGCCAATATGATTGTGCGACTCCTGATATTCTTCATTCTCATAACAATTATACCAACATTCGTCCACCTCCACTTCAAACTTGTTATCGAAGAAAGTTTTAATTAGATTATGATACTGCCTCTGTAGCTCTGTTTGAGACATAAAGAACCGATTGATGTCGTCTCTTTCATGACTTGTCGTAATCTTTGTGGTTAACCAACCTTCTGGTGGTGTTAATGTTCTCTTGGTTCGATTGATAAAAGGTAAAAGATCTTGCTTGAGTCTTTCATTATCCTCAACTTGTCCCTTATAATAAGAAACAGGAAATATTGTATGTCTCATTGTTGACCTCTGCTATGATTCTCTCTAGGTTCATTATAGTACATATGATTGGATTCTTTGACAATTTGTTGATCTTTCTTACTTTTGCGTCTCTTGACAAACTTAAGTTGATGCCATTGATGTTCATAACAGCAGACTAGAATATGAATGTGTTTGTGTGGATTGCCCTTTTCATACTGACAATTAGGTTTCTCACGTATGGCTGTTTCGATTGTAATGTAGTTTTGAAGTGGTCTCCACCCAAACTTCTTTCTTTGTTCATGATCAACAGGAGTTCCTTTCCAATATACCCATCCTTCATCTACTGTTCCAAGATCATTTGTCCAGATTACATAATCGTTGACTTCGGGGACGTATTGTTCTTCTGTATCCATTAGATTAAATCTACCCAACCTGTGATAATTGTTTTCTCTAATTTTGGATCAACTCTACCTCTATGGGTATGTGTCCACTCTGCTGGCCAAATGACGGTTTTGCCTTTTTTAGCTGCGACATATTTATTCTGGTACAACCACTCTGTTCCTCCATCAGGATTATCAGTTAGGTAGGTCATCCAAGCAAATACTCGATCTTTTAATTTTCTATCGTTTGCTCTCTCAGAATGCCACACTGTATAACCTTCGCCTGGTGCATATCTTTGAATATTGAATCCATCTGCAAACGCACATTCCAGACTAGTGGAGTATTCATATTCATCAAAGTATGAGTTTAATACTTCTGAAAGTGCACCAAAATATTTTTTGAGACACCACTCATTATGAGTGAACACCATATGTAAATGCAAATCAGTGGATGTTTTCCCATGTCCTCTAAAAACATTATCTTCCATCACATTTGCTCTGGGAGTTGCTTGATAGGATAATTTGTTTACATATGTGCAGGTTTCATAAAATTCAAGAAGATCATCACATACCATTGGATCGATCTCCCCTTCAAAGATAAAATCTGGCATTAATATTAATTAGGAACTGCTTTTAGGTCTTTTGGACTATGACCTTCGTTTAATAATTGATTTAATCTGACTCTTGCCTGTTCTTTGGTGAGTCCTTTACAGTTCGGTTCTGTGCATTCGTGCCATCCCATCGTGCTCTGTACTACGATTTGCCATAATTTTTCTGCCATAGTTCTATGAAAATTTAATTGGTGCGGTGCGGGTGTTGATTTCCCCAGTCATCATTGCATTAAATGAAATGGTAATGCGAGGAATACCTTGATAGTCGTGCCATGCTTGCTGTACTCCGTGTGGTAGCCACGAAGGAAACATAAACAAACTACCATTATTTACTATCGGTGAAACTGTGCCTGAGTTATGAGCAGCAAAGTCTTTATTGACATTTGGTTCAATAACTCTTGCAGCAGGTCTTGGATCACTGAAAGTTGTCGTCTGTGCGTGTGTTGTACCTACATTTGGTACACTTACATGAAATACTCCACTAAAAATTGAATTTGGATGAGTATGATTCATGTGGCAATAGAATGGTTTAAATCCAACATTTGCCCACATTGAAGTAAGATAGACTTCTTCTACCTTATAATCATAATATGCAAAGACAGCAGCAGCCTCCTTAAGTAGAAAGTCGTGAACATCTTCCATATCATCTTGTAGATGAAGGTTATCAAAACTATACCAACCTAGAGGATCTTTTGGATCTCCTGCAACTGTTCCTCTATTCTTATCTTTTGTTGCTTTTAATATTCTTTCTTTAACACTGCTTAAAAAATCTCTATCAGATACTCTTGATTTAAAAAGTAAGGATGGAAAAAGAACACCAATGTCCCTATCGGTAACTTTGATTTCCTTTTCCACCTCTTCGGGAGATACAGGTTCATTATCTATTTGGTTTACGACTCCAGTATTAATAGTAAACCCATTCTGAGATTTGAATCCACCTTTTGGTTTACCATTCGGAATCTTCACATCACTATTCCATGATAATTCATGCTTAGCTTTTGTCACACATACCTCCGACTAATCATTATTATAGCACAAAAAATTGGTTTAGACAAGGAACTCATCCATATAGTAATCAACTGTAACCTCCATCTTGGCAGCTTCCTTTTCCAAGTAGTCGCCATGTTGAGCAAGACCTTTATAGTATTCTTGTCTTTGTTTCCACTTGATAATTTCAATTTCAGATTTAATCATGTATTCTTTTAATAGTTCCATAAATTCTTCTATTTCTTCGTCACTCATAAGTAACGAAACCTTTGGGTCTTTCTTTCCATTTTTGTTTTGCAGGTTTTACTTTTTGTACTTTTCTCTTAATACGTTCTGGCATTTGATCATATATCTCTTGTGGCACTTGATCTTGTGTCCCAACAAAAGTATAATCATCCTTTTGTTCGTGTATACTTCTACTTAAGTATTCGTGTAAAGAAGGGCAACTCAACGCATAATTTATATATTTCTGCTGTGTGTCCTTATACAAATCCTGTAACCTATCACAATGCAATTCTGCATCAAACTTTTTCAATGTTCCTAATGCCTTATGAACTTTTGCATCAATTGGAGAATAATTCATTCCTGCAGAGACACACTGGAATCCTGCGTTACCCTCCCTAAATTGATGATACTTATGTGCGGACGTAGCATAGTAGAGTAGTTCAAGATTTTCTCCCATATCAGTTTCATAGTTCAATGAATTATTAACTGTTGGATCAATCCTAACTCTCTCTGTTACATCTTGCCAGTATGGTGTATCATCTCTTGAACTTAGTGCATAGTGCATAGCAACAAAGTTTGCGTGTCCATAGTAAATGTTTTTGAGTGCATAGTTAAATGAATCTCTATCCCACTGATTAACAAAACCTTTGCGTAGTGTATAGATCAATGATAATAACCACTCATATGTTGTCATCAATCCTGTGCTCTCTAATGGTTCAATAAAACCACTGGATAAACCAATCGCAACTACATTCTTCTCCCATGTTTTTTCGTGTATTCCATTTCTCATTGTAATTGGTTTAAATTCAAGATCATCAACTGGAATCTTTTCATAGTTGGTGCGAATGTAGTTCTTGAATTCTTCAAGAGCTTCATCATCGCTAATATGTTTGTTGCTGTATGCATACCCTGCACCTATACGTGACCATAAAGGTATGTTCCATGCCCATCCATTATTCAGAGCAGTGCAATTTGTAAATGGTTGTAGTTGTTTAGTTTTATCTGTATATGGTATGTGCGTTGCCCATGCCTTATTATTTGGAATCAAATTTTCAATGCTGTTGAATTTAACTCCTAATGCTTCTTCTAACAGTAAACTCTTGAAACCAGTGCAATCAATGTATAAATCAGCAGTTAGTTTTTGTTTGTCTGCTAATATTAGAGACTCTACTCCATCATCATTTGTATTAACCTTCTCAACTGTAGAGTTGATTAACTTTACACCTTTTGGAAGACAAATTGTTTTCTTGAGATATTGTCCGAATGCGGTAGCGTCAAAATGAAATGCAACGTCAGATACAAAGGAAAAACCAGGTGTCTTCCCAGTGCTATCATCAGACATTCTATTGTTCTCAGCAACAGAAGCAATTGGATAATGACAACGTGCATATGCATTATCATCAAAAACACCACTTCTATTACCTTTTAAGAACCACCAATCGTTTTGTCCTACTTGTTCTATTGGTCTTTGATATTCTCCAAATGGATAATGGAATCCTCCTGTGTTCTTACCTAACCAATCTGTAAATTTAATGCTTAATTTGTAACTACCATCTGTCTGTGTTAGAAAGTCTTTATCTTCCAGACCTATCAATGATGTCCAATGTTTTATACCACCAAGAGTGCTCTCTCCAACTCCCAATATAGGAAAGTCTGGACTCTCAATAATGGTAACATCTATCTTTGGAAACTGTGTTGCAAATGTTGCAGCAGTCATCCAACCAGAAGATCCACCACCTACGATGCATACACTCTTAATCTTTTTGCTCATTCTTTTTCTTTCTGCGTTCTTCAACTAATTTTAGGAACTCCTCATCTGGAGTAAAGATAACAGGACCTTCAGCAATCCTTTCTTCTAATTCATCCAATAATGGATCCTTTTCATTGTTTTCGTTAGTCATTTTTTTACAAGAGATCTAGGTCTTTTCCATGTCTGAGTTTATCCACATCAACAGGTGGCACAAAGGCATTGAAATTATTTCTAATTTGCTCTAGTCTATCTGCTTGAGCACCTAATTTTTTTAAAACAGTGCGACTATTAACATTAAACTTTTTAGCAGATTTATCAATGTCCCCTCCTTTAAGAACATTAATTAAAAAATCACACTCAGACTCATCTAAGTCTGATTCTAACCTATGTATAGTTCCCAAAATACTCAATTTAAATACCCCTATCTTGTGTGGTTTCATCTACAATTGTATCTATTTCAGATAATTTTGGATACATTCCCCTAAAGGTGTCTCCATTTCTTTTATCTTTTTTCATATCATCATCCATTTCTATTCTACCTGTATTTTCATTAAATTGCAATACCATCTTTCTACCTGATTGTCTTGCTTCCTTTCTAAAGTTATCAGATACACCAGTATGATCATTTGTATATGTGGTTACGTGGTCACTAAGCCATCCTGTACAAACATATTTTGAACCCTTAGTAACAACATCCCCTTTATGATGAAAATACCACGAAGCAGGGAAACAAATTAATTTGCCCTGTTTTGGTGCTACGTTAAATATATCATTTTTTCCTGGTCCGACTCTAAACAGTGTATCTCCACCTTCATAATCATCATTAAGATAAAAAAGATATGTAAATAATCTTCTTGCCTGTAAAACAGATCCAGAATCTCTATATCCTCTAATTGGAAATACTATTGTATCTAAAATTGGAGAAACATCATCATCGGCATGCCAATCATATAACTCTCCTTCTTGAGTTCTTTGTATCTGGTATCCAGAATCAACTAACTCTGATTTTGTACACTCAACCTCATCCCCTAATCTTTCTTTTATGAACTTCAAGTATGTCTTTACGTATGGATTCAATGCTTTAAAAAACAATTCATCCTCTGCTCTCCAATCTTCCCATTGAGATATCCATAAATCAGTGGATTTTTTAATACCAGTGGATTCAGTACCAGACTCCTCTGATGTTATGCCTTTACTTTTGCGATTATCGTATTCAAACTTATCAATAATCTTTTTACAATCTTCTGGTTTGAGTACACCATCATACTCCGCTATCATATCGGCAAAGTTAGTTACCATCATTGTCAGTTTCCCTCAAATTAAATGCTAAAATAATTCTTTTTTCCATTACAGGTGGACTAAAGTGATATATTTCTGGATCCCAGAT